CCCGTGATCCCGCCGGCGCCCCGCTCGACCCGTTGCCCGTCCATCCCATCGCTGCCCTCGACAACCTAGCCGGCCAGGCTGAGCCGGCCCCTCAAGTATGAGTGGTCGCCGGGTCACCGAACGCGCTAAGGAGGCCGGCGTCGTCGGTGAATACCTGAAAGGGCTTCTACCCCCGGAGGTTGTTTTTCGTTTGTCACAGTTGTCTTTCCCCGATCAAATTTCCTTTGTCTACTCGCCACAATGGTTCGGCCGCAGACCCACAGACTTGTGTAGAGCGGCCGCGGCATACCTCGCAACCACGCTCCCGGTCCAGGTCAGCGTGAGTTCCTCTGATTTACAAACGGTCCTGGACTCCTGCCTCGGTCTACCCGAGGAACCGCCAAGGCCCGAACGGTCAGCCACCTGGCTAACCGACCCGGGCAAATCTGTGCGCTGCTTCCCGCTCAAGTCAAACCCGGCAGCGCAAAACAAAGTGAATGTGTACCTGTACGAGGTAGCACAAGACCTACAGCAAACTCTCCCCCTCTCTTTCTCGGCCGCCGCCGCCGCCATGAAGCCCTACCGGGATTCCGGCATGTTCAACGACCAGGCGAGCGCGGTTCTGTTGTACGGCACTGGCCTGAGGGGGTGCCACATAGCCCGGCCCTACGAAACCGCCGCTAGGCTCATCAGCGACCCCGAGCTCGCGAAAAGCTTGACGAATTTCATCAAGGCTGTCGGGGCGAACGCTACGAGAGCCGGGGCGGTGCTCGCGGAGGCAAACGCAATGCTGGGACGCGACGTCGGCCACATGGACCTGATGGAGGAGGCCCGGTACAGGACGACCTCCAGCGTCCACGCAAAGACAGTCCGGTACGAGGAGAACGCCTTCCGTGCCGAGGTCCGTAAAGTGCTCGAGAGGGAGATACGGCGCGAAGAGGGCTCCCACCGAATTGCCTTCCCTACGCTCGAGGAACACTGGGCGAAGAGGTGGATGTGGGCCGTGAACGGCGCCCATTCAGGTCTGGTGTCCGCCCTGTACCCGCGGGAGCCGAAGCCCGAGGGTATGGTACGGGAACACAGGCGGGCATGGCTCGAGTCGATCTCCGACGATCCTCGCGTCGGGTGGGACGGCACGACGTATGTCAGTGCGAGCCCCAAGCTTGAGACCGGCAAGACTCGCGCCATATTCGCTTGCGATACCGTGCACTACCTGTCATTCGAGCACCTGCTCGGCGAGGTCGAACGTCGGTGGAGGCACGAGAGGGCGATACTCGACCCCGGTCGCGGTGGGCACGTCGGGATGGTCTTCAAGGTCGCCGCGCAGAAGGCACGCGCGGGAGTGTCCATGATGTTGGATTACGATGACTTCAACTCGCAGCACACCACCGAGTCGCAAGTGTGGCTCTTCGAGGAGTTGATGGACATCGTCGGTTACCCGCACGAATTGCGTGCGCCCCTGCTTGCGTCGTTTACGCGACAGCGCATCTACGTGCAGGGCAAGTGCGTCGGCACTGCGAAGGGTACGCTGATGTCAGGCCACAGGGGCACCACCTTCATCAACACCGTCCTCAACCTCGTCTACTTGCGGCTGGAGTTGGGTGGTGAGTTCATGGATCGCGCGGTCTCGTTGCACGTCGGCGATGACGTCTATCTCGGCGTCCGTACGTACGCTGAAGTCGGGTACGTGGAGAGGCGACTCTCCCTTTCAAAGCTGAGGTTGAACCCCCTCAAACAATCGGTCGGACACCTATCGACCGAGTTCCTGCGCAACGCAACGCGCGGTAGGGACACGTACGGGTACTTCGCCCGTAGTGTGTCTACTGCCATAGCGGGGAATTGGGTGTCCGACGCCAAATTGCAGCCACGCGACGCACTGATCACCATGATCACGACGGCGCGATCGCTCGCAAACCGGTCAGGATCAGACCACTTGCCCCTGCTCCTCTTCCGTAGCTGCTGCCGCATGACGCAGCTGCCGAAGGAGGACCACCTGAGGCTGATCGACTTACTCCGCGGCACTCTGGCGCTCGATAACGGGCCTCAGTTCTTCCAAAGTGCCGTTTACCGACGCACAGTAGCCCGCGTCGAACTGGCGGCTACCGACGACCATGGATACGCTCCGCTCCCCTCAACTGCTACGACACAATACCTAGCCACTGCGGCTACGCCACTTGAAGTGGATGTCTTACAGCAGGCGGGGGTGAGCGTTAGCGACACCATGGTCGAGGCCAGCTTCCGCAAATCCCTCCCGGAGCGTTTCGCGCAATTCGAAACGCTCCGTCTACTACCCGAGGAGCGCACGCTCGCTGTAGGCACAGCTAGCGTGAATGACCTCCTCAATGCCCCCATCGCCCGTGGTTGGCTCGAGCAGTTCCCACTGCTAACGCTCGCGCGCCACCGGTTGCCTGAATGGCTCGTCCGATACGCCGTCGGACAGGCTGGTGGCAACCCCGGCGCCGTCGACCTCGACTACGAGGCTTGGGGCGAGTTCAAACACGGTTGTATCATAGCCAACCCGATGTCGTATCCCGACGCGGCGGCTTTCGGCAAGCGCACCGTGTGCAGTGTCCTGACTTGCCCACAAAATGTCTTCGTCTGAGAAGACCCCCACACGACCCCGCTCCATCGGTACCCTCAGCGGAGTCGACCCCCCCCCCCCCCCCC